ATAAAACAAATATTTAATAAATACAGGTTACAAACAAAAACAAGTTATGGAAAAACATACGATTTTACAGAAGAATGACTATATGTATGACGGATACGATTTCGATTCGACAAACATAAAAGACGTGAACAATAAGTTATTTTGTACATTTACAGGACTAGAGGATTTAGACACACTAATCAGTGACTTGACTAAGGCCTATACTATCATGTATAATAAGATGTTTGTGCTTTACGTAAAAAGTACAGACGAGTACGTTGTTACATACAACGTGGAGCAAGGCAATGTAGAAGGTATTCCGATGAATACAATCCTAGTACATAGAAAAAAAGAAACCAACACATTATATACAATTAATGCGTTGAATGATTTAATAAAAAAATTAAACGGTGGAGTGGTTGACCCATCTTACCGTGTAAATTGGCAACATTATAAAAACTGTATCTTGTTAACCAACCACAATGAGTTGAAACAATTGAATACAAAAGTTTTTAAAATTGTTGAACTTTAAATATTTATAATCACATGAGAAAAGCAGATAATTTCGATCCTAGCAAATGGTTAGTAGAAAATAAAATCACTACTCAATCTCGTTTAAATGAGGATTCAATGTCTAATTTTGAAATAGGAGATAAGTTTAAAGTAACCAAATCCCCAGACTCTAAAATAATGCAATACTTAAAAAGTGCAGTTTCTGCATTTTATGATAGAAAAATTCAACCACAAGTTGGAGATGTTTTTGAAGTATTACCTAATGAATTTAAAGAATTTGAGGGTAAAGAATACACTTTAAAAAATATAAATAGGCCAGAAGAATTTATAAAAGCGTTAGGACTAATTGCCGACGAAGCTATAGTATCTATGCCTAAAAAATGGGTTGATGCTTTGTATTCTAAAGGATATTTTACAAAAGTAAATTAAAAATAATAAGAGCCCTTCAAAAAAGGGCTCATCTTAACTTGGTTATACAATACCTCGTTCTTACATTTCCGACATTAAACTAATAAAATAAAATCATGGATATTAATGCTATCAAACAACGACTAAACACACTACAGTCGACGAACAACACAGGCAAGAAAGAAAAAATCGATTACACAAAAGTTTACTGGAAACCAAAACAAGAAGGTAAGTACCAAATTCGTATTGTACCTTCAAAATTGAATCCACAAAACCCATTTCAAGAGGTTTTTGTACACTATGGATTTTCGAAATTTCCTATCTACGCCTTAACTAACTGGGGTGAAAAAGACCCAATTGTAGAATTTGCTGCTCAATTACGTAAAACCAACGACCGAGAAAACTGGGTATTGGCTAAGAAATTGGACCCTAAAATGCGTATCTTTGCTCCCGTAATTGTACGTGGTGAAGAAGAAAAAGGTGTACGCCTTTGGGAATTTGGTAAAGAAATTTACATGCAACTTTTAGGTATTGCTGAAGATGAAGATTACGGCGATTACACAGACATCAATGAAGGTAGAGACTTTACAGTTGAAGCTATTAAAGGTGATATCGGTGGACGTCAAGGATTAAAAACATCTATCAGAATCAAACCTAAAACTACTCCTTTGAGTGCAGATGCATCATTAATCGAAAATTTCATTACAGAACAACCTACTTTGTTAGAAATCCAACGTAAAAACACTTACGAGTCAATTAAAGAAACTTTGCAAGCTTGGTTGTCACCTGAGGAACCAGAAGAAGGTGCTATCATTGATGACGAGGATGAAGTAGAGGCAGAATTGGAAGCAGCTCCTGTTAAAAATTATGCATTGAAAACTCCTGCAACAGCAAAATCTAGTAAAGCAGAGAAATTTGATGCTTTGTTTGAAGACGAGGACGACAACGATCTACCTTTCTAATTAAATTAAATTTATGGCTAGAACTAAGAAAAGCGAATCGCTAACGGCTGCTGTCTCCGCAGAAATTAAATCTAATTTCAATTTAGACAAATTTAAGGAGAAAAAATTGCTTAATGGTAACGTTAAGTTTAAAGAACAGAAGTGGATTCCCCTTAGTCCAGCATTTCAAGAAGTAACAAGTGTGCCTGGTATTCCAACTGGGCACATTGTTCTACTTCGTGGACATAGTGATACAGGTAAAACAACAGCTCTAATTGAGGCAGCAGTTGCTGCTCAAAGAGCAGGTGTATTACCAGTGTTTATTATTACTGAGATGAAATGGAATTGGGAACACGCAACACAAATGGGTTTACAAGTAAACACTCAAGTAGACGAGGAAACAGGTGAGGTTGGAAATTACAGTGGATTTTTCCTTTATGTAGATAGGGAAACTTTACACACAATCGAAGACGTAGCCGCATTTGTTTTAGATTTATTGGATGAACAGAAAAAAGGTAACTTACCGTACGACTTATTGTTCCTTTGGGACTCAATTGGTTCAGTACCTTGTGATTTATCAGTTCGTTCAAATAAAAACAACAACGAATGGAATGCAGGTGCAATGAGTACACAATTTGGTAACAACGTAAACCAAAAAATTACATTATCACGTAAAGAATCTTCACAATACACTAATACATTAGTATGTGTAAATAAGGTTTGGACAGCAAAAGCTGAAGTACCTATGGGCCAACCTAAGTTGATGAATAAAGGTGGTTTTGCTATGTGGTTTGACGCTACGTTTGTAATTACTTTTGGTAACGTTTCAAATGCTGGTACCAGTAAAATTAAAGCTATTAAAGATGGTAAACAAGTTGAATTCGCTAAGCGTACTAACATTCAAATTGATAAAAACCACATTAATGGTATTACAACTCGAGGTAAAATTATTATGACTCCACACGGGTTTATTAATGATACTGATAAAGAAATTAAATCATATAAAGATGACCATGCTGCCGAATGGAGTAAGATTCTAGGTGGTATGGATTTTGATATCTACGAGGAAGAGGATGTATTGGAAAGCTCAATGAATATTTTTGAACAAGAACCTGATTAATTAGGTTCAATCAAATAAATTTATTATATTCCAATAGTATGAAGAAAAACGAATTATTAAACCTCCTAAATCAGATGGATAAACAAGAAGATGATTCTTCTGGTCCACACGACCGCGTACTTTTGATTGACGGGTTGAATCTATTCTTTAGAAACTTTGCGATGATGAACTTTGTAAATGAGCAAGGTGTTCACATCGGTGGTTTAGGGGGTTTTATTCGTTCTTTAAATTCATTAATTAATCAAATTAAACCAACTTCAGTTTATGTAGTATTTGATGGAATAGGCTCATCAGTAAACAGAAAAAATTTATTACCCGAATATAAATCAGGCCGTAATTTAGTTAGAATTACGAATTGGGATGCTTTTGACTCATTAGAGGATGAACACGATTCCAAAATTGATCAAGTTGTAAGATTGGTTCATTACTTAAAATGCCTTCCAGTTAAAACATTAAGTTTTGATAAGGTAGAGGCCGATGATATAATCGCATATTTAAGTAATATATTGCCTAACAAACACAATTCTCAGGTTTTCATAGTATCCAACGATAAGGATTTTGTTCAATTAGTAGACGAGAAAGTTATACTTTTCCGTCCTGGAGATAAAGAATACTACACTAAAAAATTAGTAAAAGAGAAATTTGGTGTATTGGCTGAGAATTTTATTTTATACAAAACATTACTAGGTGATCAATCAGATAAAGTAGCTGGTGTAAAAGGGTTAGGTGAAAAAGGGTTACTTAAAAAGTTTCCTGAGTTGGCAGAACGTGTATTAACACTTCAAGACATTATGGAAATAAGTGTTCAAAAACATAAAGAACATGTCGTATACTCAAGAGTAGTATTTGATATGGAACGATTAGAAAATAACTATCGTATTATGGATTTAGGCAATCCGTTAATGGATGATATTGAAAAAGAATACATTGAAGATGTTGTAGAAGAATCTACCCCAACTTTGAATACCCAAGCTTTTTTATTACTTTACAATGAGGATGGAATAGGTCACATGATTAAAAATCCTGAATTTACAATTAACGACACATACAAAGTATTAAATAGTTTTACAAAATAAGTTATATGACACTCAATAATTTAAACGCCTACGGCGTCGGTTTTCAAATTAAAGTATTATCCTCTTTGTTAACACACAAGGAATTTCTCCTGAACATTCAGGATGTGTTGAGTGAAGAATATTTTGATAACCAAGCAC